AAATAATACTACAGGTAGTAACTTGTTTGCTATTGGCCCAAATGCCCTTAGAGTAAATACAAGTGGCATAAGTAATATGGCTATGGGTTCTGGTGCACTTGAATTGAATACAACAGGAAGCATCAACTTAGCAATTGGTCTTGGTTCTATGGCAGCATGTACTACTGGCAATGGCAATGTTGGTCTTGGAGCCTTTTCACTTCAATCTTTAACTACTGGTAACAATAACCAGGCACAAGGTGCTCAAGCATTACAGTATATGACAACTGGTACTGCTAATACTGCCGTTGGAAACTTAGCAGCAAACTTAACCCATACAGGTGGTCAAAACACTGTTGTTGGTGGTGGAGCATTAATTCAAAATATTGTTGGTAATTTTAATACCGTAGTTGGACAACAAGCATTAACAAATGTTACAAATACAGTTTCATCTCTTGGAACTATTGTTCCTGGATCTGGATATACAGATGGAACATATACTTCTGTTAACTTGATTCCAAATCATGGCTTTGTAACTCCATTACCAGCAACAATTGTTGTATCAGGTGGAGCAGTTACATCTGTAACCTTAACTGGATTTAATGGTGGTGTTAGAAGCGGTGCAACACTAACTTTACAAAATACAGCAGCATTAGGTGCAGGTGGTTCAGGATTTTCTGTTCCAGTCGCAACTGTAGCAACTGTAAGCAGTGAAAATACTGTTATAGGAAGAAGAGCGGCACAGTTACTTCGTCAAGGTGAGCAAAACACTATTCTTGGTACTGAAGCAGGACAAAACTCAACATCTTATTCACGAAATGTATTTATTGGATATCGTGCTGGACAAAATGAAACAGGCAGTGATAAACTTTATATAGAAAATAGTAACTCTTCAAGCCCACTCATTTACGGTGAATTTGATAATAACAGAGTTAAGATTAATGGAGATTTCCAACTTACTACGAAAACTCCAGCCACTGCAGCAGACGCAGGTGTTACTGGAACTATTGCGTGGGATACAGATTATATTTATATTTGCACAGCAACTAATACTTGGAAGCGAGTAGGAATAGCCACATGGTAAGGAGAATAGGTTAAATGAGTCTATCTAAAAGATTAAAAGCATCTGGTGAGCAAAGAGTTGGTAATAACCAATACATTGAACCGCTCATTCCACCACGCCCACTATATGGCGTTGCCAATGCAGGCGTTTATGTAGATCAAGACTCTGCTATTCGTGTATCTACTGTTTATTCATGTGTAAGACTACTTGGAGATACTGTTTCTTCTCTACCAATGGGTGCTTTTGTACGCAGAGGCCGTAATCGTATTTCTTATTCTGCTATTTATGGAAGTACTCCTGAATGGGTAAATAAACCAAATCCAGAAGCAACAAGACTTGAGTTTATTGAGCAAATAATCACATCACTACATCTACATGGAAATGCTTATGTCCTAACTGTTAGAGACGACATGGGCGAGGTAGTAGAATTATATGTCCTAAATCCTAATGATGTAAAAATAGAAAGACCATTTCCTGGAGAACCATTAGTATATAAGATTAGAGATGAACTCAATAACTTTACTCGTGTTTTGACAAATAAAGATATTGTTCATATTCCTATGATGAAATTCCCAGGATCTCATTATGGTCTTAGCCCTATCGGTGCTTGCAGAATGTCTGTGGGCATTGCTATGGCTTCTGATACTTATGCATCTTCATATTTTGGAAATGCTTCAAATCCTGGTGGCGTTATTGAAGTACCAGGCGAATTGACACCTGATCAAGCAAACGATATTGCTACAGGATGGAAGCAAAATCATGGTGGTCCATATATGTCTGGATCCGTTGGCATTCTATCTGGCGGTGCTGCATTTAAGCCTTTGTCACTAAATGCTCAAGATGCTCAATTAATAGAAGCCAGAAAATTCAATGTTGAAGATATCGCAAGAATTTTCAGAGTCCCACTAAGCCTATTAGGTCATCCTGCATCAGGTGCTATGTCTTATGCATCTGTTGAAGCACAGAACCTTTCATTCGTACAACACTCACTTCGTCCACTTTTGGAAAGAATTGAACAGGCTCTAAGCCCACTTCTTCCTGAAGAAGACGGATTTATTAAATTTAACCTTGATGCATTATTGCGTGGTACCACATTAGAGCGCTTTGATGCATACACAAAGGGTCTAAGAGAAGGCTTCCTATCTCTAAATGATGTTCGTTCATTTGAAGACCTCTCACCACTTGGTGAATCTGGAGATCAGTACAGACTTCCTCTACAAAATATTGATGCATCTCAAGCACCACTTGTAGGAGATAAACTCAAGGCTGAAATCGTCGCTGCTCTTGTTCAGGTTGGCTATGACCCACAAGATGTAGCAAAGATGATGGAAATGGAACTTGGCCACACAGGATTGCCTTCTGCACAATTGCAGCAGGTAGCATTAATTGATCCTACAAATCCAGAAGCAGTATATGGAGATGAGGTTAAATAATGCCTTACTTTATTTCTGATAAACAATCTGATTGCTCAGGATGGGCGGCAGTTAAAGAAGAATCTGATGGTTCATATACTACTATTGGTTGCCATGATAATAAGCAAGATGCTATAGACCAAATGGTTGCAGTATCTATATCAGAAGGCATGGAACCAGGTGGAGAAGTAAGAGCAATTGAAAATGTTCCATCATATATCAGAAATAATGCACAAAAAGGATTAGATTATCTTGCTGAAGGTTATGGCGGAGATGGTCTGACAGATGCTACAAAGCGTGAAGCGAGAGAAATGGCAGCAGGTCGCATATCTGAAAATAAGGTACGCAAAATGGCTCCATGGTTCGCTCGTCATAAAGTAGATGGTCAAGCACCTAAGAATAGTGATCCTTCAGATCCAGGATATCCAGGAGCAGGATTAGTTGCATGGTTGCTATGGGGCGGAGATTCAAATTTCTCTGATAGAGCACAAAACTGGGCACAATCTAAAATTGATGCTTTAGATAATGAAAGCAAAGCAAGGAGTAAAATGAAAAAGACTGAACGCCGCACCTTTACAGTAAGGAATATAGAGGCACGACAGGCAGAGGATGGCAAACTGCGTATGGCTGGTTATGCTGCAGTGTTCAATGAGCCATCACTACCGCTACCTTTTATTGAGAAGATTGCACCAGGTGCGTTTAGAAAAACACTTAGCGAAATGCCAGATGTTCGTCTATTGATTAATCACGAAGGATTACCTTTAGCAAGAACAAAAAATGGCTCAATGAAATTATATGAAGACGAAAGAGGTCTTTATTTTGAAGCAGAATTAGCAAACACTCAAGAAGCAAGAGATTTACATACACTCGTTGCTCGTGGTGATGTGGATCAAATGTCATTTGCATTTAGAGTCATTCGTCAAAGATGGAACGATGACCGCACAGAAAGAATGCTTACAGAAGTATCTTTGGCTGATGGAGATGTATCTATAGTGACCTATCCAGCGTATCCTGCAACTTCCGTTGAGGCGAGGGAAGCGTTAAAGAAGGCCATTACTGCTATTAAAGAAGGAAGAGAAATAACTGGAGACTCTCTATTAGTTTTAAAGAATATATTTGGAGATTTATCAGAAGGTCACGAATATATAATGAAAGCAGTAGAAGTAATGTCAGCACTTCTTGGAAATGGCGAAATGGAAGAAGAAGATAGCATGGAACCATATGCTGATGTAGAAGATGATGAAATTGAAGAAGAAAGTCGTGAAAAAGTTGGAGATTTTGTTGAATGGGATTCTTCTGGTGGTACAGCAAGAGGCCAAATTGAACACATTATGCGTGAAGGAGTGCTTGGAATTCCAGGTACTAAATTTAGCATCAATGCCGAAGAGGGAGATCCAGCAGTACTTATAAGAGTATTTGAAGAGACTCGTGAAGGATGGAGAGCAACAGAAACTCTCGTTGGTCATAAAATGTCTGAATTAAGATATATTGATCCACTTCCTTTAGCAAAAGAAGAAGACTCAATTACTCAAATAATTGCAGATATTCCTGGAGAAGGCTCTCAAGTACTTGGAGAAATTCCTTCTACTCAATTACTTCCAGCAGGAAGAAAATATTCTCTACGCTTAGCACAAGCAAAGAGAAATACAATATAGTATTCCTATTTAAGTATAGGATGAAGTCGGAGCAAACACTTGCACCCTTATAAGCGCCGCAAGCATGTAGCCACCACCTCAATAAACAAATAAACTCATAAAAGGAGAACCACAAATGTCTTATTTAGACAAGTTGATGGATCGTCGTGATGCAGTTAAGGCAGAAATGGACGCAATTCTTGAGGCAGTTGCTACAGAGAATCGTACAGACTTAACAAATGATGAATCAGCAAAGGTAGATGCCCTTGTTGAGGAATCACGCTCACTTGATTCAAAGATTGAAAAGTTCAAGGCACAAGCAGATGCTGATGCTAAGGTTGCAGAAGTTCGTGCAGCAGTAGCAGATGTTGCTATGCCAAAGAG